GTAGTGCTGTCGCTTTACGATCACTAGAGGAATGGAAGTCAAAAGAAGAAAATACAGAGGCTAAAAAAGATAATGAAGATTTAAAAAAGCGCAGCCTCAATGAAATGCGTTTGAAAATCTTAAAAAATAAATATTAATATTAATTTTCTATAAAATGAAAACATCAAAACTTTATAAAGAGGAAAGAGCTGAGGTTATCGAAAAGATGGAAGGACTTGTAAAATCTGCCGAAGGTAGAGATATGACTTCTGATGAGCAAAGCAACTTTGATTCTTTAAATTCAAAAGTAGAGGAGTTAAACGCAATGGCTCAAAGAGCTGAGTCTTTTGAGAAGCTTCAAGCTACTAAAGCTGTAAAAGAAGTAACAGAAAACACTCCAAAAGAGATAAGAGATTACTCTTTCCAAGATGCTATGAATCAAGCTGCTACAGGTAGGCTTGAGGGATTAGTTAAAGAAATGGATCAAGAAGCTCGTAATGAAGCACGATTCACAGGACAATCATATAAAGGTATTGCTATACCTTCAACTATTTTAACTCGTGCTGCTGTTGCTACTTCTGCTGGTAATGCTACTGAGGTAATGGCTTGGACTGATCAACTTGAGGCTAACTTAGTTTTAGCTTCTGCTGGTGCAAATTTCTACTCAGGTGTAGATAATATGAAGTTTCCTGTATTTAGCTCAATTAATTCAGGCTTTGTTCCTGAAACTGGAGGCTCTGCTCCAGCTGCTAATGGTACGGCTTCAAGCGTTACTTTAGAGCCTACTAAATTAATCTCTATTGTTAATGTTTCTGCTGAGGCTATTGCTCAAAATGCTTCTATAGAGGCTGCTTTGCGTAGAAATATGGCTCAGTCTGTAGCTGCTACTTTAGAGGCTGCTTTATTAGGTACAAGTGATGTATCTAATGCTCCAGCTTCTATCTTTGCTGATGCTGCTGCTGGATCAACGGCTGCTTTCTCTGCGACTAGTGCTTTAGACTTAGAAACTACTGTTTTAGGTAATGGAGTACAACTAGAGGGCGCAAGAATGGCTTACTTAGTTGACTTAAAGTCTTACGCTACTGCAAAGGCTGCTGCTCAAGTTGCTTCTGTTTCACCTTTATATGACACTAGAGACAAGACAATTAATGGATATTTTGCTTTCGTTTCTAGTAATGTTGGTAACGGTGGTGGAGCTACTAAAGATCACGCTTTATTTGGGGATTTCTCTAAATGTCACATTGCGCAGTTTGGTGGTTTAGATGTTGTTTATGACATCTATACTAACGCTGGAACTGGTGAGCCAAGATATATCTTGACTAGCCTTGTGGATGGTGATTGCGTACAAAACGCTACTGCATTTGCTTCTTTGATTGAGGCATAATTGTTTACTTTAACGGAGGGGTTTAATCGCCCCTCCATTAATTTTTTTTAAATGGAATATTACAGCTATAATTTTAACGCATTAAGACAGTCTGATTATGTGCCTTATGGTAAGCTAGTTTTGAAAACTGCGCCAACTACTACTCCTATATCTTTGGCAGAAGCTAAGTCATTTTTAAGGATAGATTCAGACTTTGATGATGATAATACTTATATTACATCATTGATTAATGTTGCTACTAGTATGGTTGAAGAATTTACTAGAAGAAGATTAATCACACAGACATTCAATTTATTTCACGATGAGTTCCCACCTTATATTGATTTACAAATTGGCGAGGTTGCTAGTGTTACACATATTAAGTATTATGATGAGAATAATTCTTTACAAACTTTAGCTGCATCAAATTATGATGTAGATACTAAGATAAGGCCTGGAAGAATATATCAATCTGAAGATGGGGACTTCCCTAATACATACGAGAGGCCTAACGCTGTTGAGGTAGAGTTTATTGTGGGAGCTGCTGCAAGTGATATTCCAGCTCCAATAATTCAGGCTATTTATATAATAGTAGGAAGATACTATGAAAACCGACAAGATGTAGTAATGGGAACACAAGTAAACGAAGTTCCTTTAATGGTTAACCACTTATTAACTCCTTATCGTTTGCTAGAACTATGATAATAGGCAAACTAGATAGAAAACTTAAGCTCTTTAAACAAGTATTCACTACTAACGAATACGGGGAGAGAGATGTTTCTTCTAATACATTTGTCACTATATTGGGCAATTTTGATTTTAAAGGTGGGAAAACTTCTTTTGATGCTGACGCTTTGATAAATGAAGATACAATTGACTGTCTTATAAGATACAGAACAGACATAGGTACTTCACCTCAATACTTTATAAGTAACGGCACGACTAACTATTCAATAAAAAGTATTCAAGAAATAGGAAGAAAAGATGCAATGCTTTTGAAACTAGAACAAAATGATGTTATAGATTTAAGCGGTATTAATACATTCTTTGAATATACAATAAATACAAATAATACAAGTACTGGAAGCTCGACAGCTACTCAGTACGGACTACCAACAAGAGTTTCAGGGACTTATGATTTTACTGTCGATTGGGGGGATGGTAACACTAACACTATAACAACCTACAATGATGCAAACGGCTTACACACTTACGCAAGTGCTGGGACATATACTATCAAAATAAAAGGCGTGTTTAGTGGCATTAATACTACTATTGATACTGGAGCTTGGAATCTTGGAAGAATTGACACATTAAAAATTTTGGATATAAAATCTTATGGGCCTTTGATTATACAAGATTCTGAGGCTTTTAAGGATTGTACTAATTTAACTTCTAGTGCAACTGATAATTTACAATTTAACACAACAGATGCGACAAGCACATTCCAAGATACAAACTTCAATGGAGTAGTTGATAATTGGGATGTTAGCAATATAACTAATTTTAGTAATTTCTTTCACGGTAGCCAATTCAATCAAGATTGCAATAATTGGAATATAAGCAAGGCTACAGACTTATCAAGTATGTTTGAAGATTGTCCGTTTAACAAAAGTTTGTCTAAATGGGACTTGTCATCTGTAACAAATACCTCATCAATGTTTGGTATAAATACAGCATTTAATCAAGATGTTTCAATGTGGAATGTAAGTAGTTTGTCATCGGCTGTAAGTATGTTTACAGGAGCAACCGCTTTTAATCAATCATTGGCTTTGTGGAATGTAACGGCTTTAAGTAGTAATCAATTAACTTTCTTTGGTGGAGGATCAGGTTTATCTACTGCAAACTATGATGCTACGCTTATAGGATGGGCTGCTCAAAATGTAAATAGTGGAGTGAGTATAAACTTTGGATCTTCTCAATACACGGCTGGAGGTGAGGCAGCAGCAGCTAGAGCTACTTTAGTTACTAAAGGATGGACAATAACAGACGGAGGAACAGCATAATGAAAGAAATGGATAAAATAAAAAACCCTGATGTTGATACTTATTGGATTATATTTGATGAGGATGACAAAGTTTTAAGCTATGGAATGGTTAGTCCTATTCAAGTTTTATCAACAAAGGAAACTAATATTGAGATGTATTTAGACAAAGAGGAATGGATAAAGGTTTTAGAATCTCATAAAATAGATGTTGAGTAATGGCTACAGTATTCACAGAAAAAAATTTAAGAGGTAATCAAGGAGGGCATCAGGGATTAATTGGTTATTCAATAAATGAAACAGAATTAAAATCGTTGATTCGTTTTATGGAAAAACTTAATTTGTCTGACAGTCAAACTAAAGTAAAACTAAGACAAGGTATGCGCAAAGCTGCCACACCTTTAGTTAAAGAGTTAAGATCAGAAATTAAAAAAATAGAAGGTAAAGACAATGTTGGCAAAAGAAATAGGGCAACTGGTAGACTAAGAAAAAGTATAGCTGTAATAAATGGTAAAATGAGAAGGGGCGCACAACCAGCCGTTTATGTTGGCCCTAGAGTCAAAGGAGCTTTTGCTGATAAGGAAAGAAGTGGTTTTCATTTTTTCTTTTTAGAGTATGGATTTAAAGGTAAGCCAGGAGCTAGGATGTTAGATAAAGTTCATAATAGTACAACTGCAAAAATGGCTCAATCTAATGTTGTAAATGAAATTAAAAAAGTAATAGATAAACTTGTAAAAAAGAAGTTTTAGAATGGAAGTAGGCAAAGTCATATATAATATATTAAGCAATAATGCAACAATAATCAATTTATTGACTACTGATTCTAATACTAGAATATTTCCTAGTAGATATAACTTTCCTAAGAATGTAAAGCTCCCATTTATTACTTATCAGATGGTTTCTGATGAGCCAAACAATACAAAGAATGGAGCTTCGACTTATGACTATGTAAGAGTGCAAATAAGCATTTATCATAATAGTTATAAGGATATGACTACTCTAGCTGGTTTGGTTAGAACTGCATTAGATTATACAAGTGGTACTTATAATGGAGTAGTAGTTGATAAGATATTTTATCAAGATCAAAATGAACTTTATGATGATTCGGCTGGTACAGTTGGATTGTATGGTTTGGCTCAAGATTATAGATTTAACATAAATAGATAAATATGTATAAAGTAAAAATTAAAAAAAATATTGAATGTAGAGGCGTAGAATACAAAGAAGGCGAATCTTACGAAGTAGTAAGATCAGTTTATAACTTTCTAAAAAATGCTGATGCAGTCGATATAAAAACGAAAAAATCTAAGAAGAAAGAAACTTCTAAAGATTTGGATATTAGCTAATTATAAATTTTTAAAATAGAAAACAATGGCAATTTTTAATGGAACGGATCTAATTTTAAAGGTAAGTCCTTCTCAAGGGGGAACTGCTGTAAAATTAATGCATTCGCAAACTTGTAGTCTATCAATCAATGTTGATACGATAGACATTTCGACAAAAGACTCGGCTGGAAACCGAGATTTAATAGCTGGACAAAAATCATTCTCTTTATCAGCAGATGGACTTATGGACTTTGCTGGTGTTGCAGGTGATACTGAGCCAGATGAGATATTCACTCAAATGATTACAAATAGAACGGCTGTTACTTTTGCTTTCGGTTTTGACTCACCAGCAAGTGGTGAATATAGTTATTCAGGAAGTGGTATAGTTACGAGTATGGAAATGTCAGGAGGAACAGAAGATGCTCCTACTTATTCAGTTACTATTGAAGGAACTGGAGCATTGACTCAGACGGTAGCTTAATTATTACTTTTTGTTGGTTGGGGATTGAGCTACGGCTCTTCCTCCAACTAGCAAATTTAAAACCAACAAAATATGTATGAATTAGTTTTAATAAACGGAAAAGATTACCCAGTAAGATTTGGAATGAACTCTTTGAGAATGTTCTGTAAAGATACTGGAAGAAGTTTAGCTGACTTAGATAAGCTAGGGGAAGGAATAAGCTTAGATGATGCTTGTTATTTAATTCTTAACGGAATAAAAGACGGCTCTCGAGTAAGTGGACAAGAATGTTCTTTGAGTGTTGATGATGTAGCAGATTTGCTAGATGAAGATTTCGAGGCTTTAAATAAAGTATTAGAGATATTTTCTACTCAGTTTTCTGCTAAATTTGAAACGGAGGGAAACGACAAAGCCACAAAGAAAGTGGCGAAGGCGAAGAAATAACTTGGG